ACCATCCGTCCTCATTAGCCTTTACTATAGCAATCGCTGTCTGGTCGAGTTTTTTGGTTTTAGACTTCGTTGCGCTTTGCACATCAGCAAAACCCGCAAGGTCAACTGCAATGTAATAATCGCCAACGTCAGGTTCATCAGAAGAAAACTTAACCCAATCTTCTTTAAATATTTCAGAACCCATTGCCTCAAAAGAAGCCATAAATTCCTGTCGGAATGCATAGGACGACATTGACTTCTTTGCGACATCAATTTCGTCTGGGTCGAGTAGTGGATTGTCATAAGACGTAAAATGCCACGCCTTATAAGTCTCATCGCCTGACATTTCCGCATATTGAAACAACTCATAAAAGTGGTTACGTCCCATAGGTGTTCCTATGAACAACGCATGGCCCTTCTGGTCGGCCAAAGCAGGACGCAAGATGGTTTCCCATACTGAAGGCTTCATATCCGCATATTCGTCCATTACAAGGAACTTTAGGGATACACCACGCATTGTTTCTGGACGGTCAGCACCTTTAAGGGATATAGTTGCACCGTTGACCAGTTTGATTGTCAGGTTGTTAATGTGGCTACCTGTGATGACGGGGTTACCTAACTCCATCAATGTGTTCCACATGATGTCTCTTGCTTGCCCTTGGGTAGGGGCTACGTAAAAGACATGACCACGTTCAGTCTGTAGGGCGTTAATGATAAGTAACCACGCCGCTAGACGGGACTTACCAGTACGGCGACCTGCGGCAACAACCTTGAATCGGCTAGGATCACCAAAGACTTCTTGTTGCCACGGGAGCAGTTCTACGTTGAGTTCTGTGCTCACAAGTTGCCGTTCAACAAATCTGAATTAGGTTCTAAAGAAGAAAAGTCATACCCTTCAGACAAAGGCGAAACATAATCAGAACCTTGACCTGCCGTATTAATCATCAACAGTTCAGCAAGGGCTTCTCCTGCTGATGAGGGCATTGATGCTAATGTTGCGGCTACTCCTACTGGCCCAGATAGTTTTTTAACTATAGCACCTGCGGGGCCAAGTTTGGTTTTAATAACTTCAAAACCCTCACCTAAGGTGTCTTGTAAATAATCAACAAGCTCAGTCGGTGTAAAACCTTTTTGATATGTACCTTTAGATGTAATAACCGACATAGGTTCTGGGCCGGGTTTGCCTGCCTTAGCTGTTAATACATCTTTTCCTCTAGTAGTAATAAGAGCAACTCCACCGGGTTCTAATACTCTACCAATGTCCTGTACAATTTCATTCCGCATTTCTAACGGAACAACGTTTAAAACATTAAAGTTTGTTAGTCGTTTATATGAACTACTGGGGATATCTTTAGCGTCACGATAAGTCGGTTGAAATCCTTTTTGAGGAAATGGTTCAAAAGAATCTGCATCTAATTCTTTTGCTCCTAATCCTAACCCCGCACCAAAATCTAAAGTTTTTCCTTTGGGCATTTCTTTGTCAAGAATATCTTTTGCTTTTTTATATGTAGGAAGTGTTCCAGATATTTGAGTTTTTTGAGCCGCTTCTGGGGGAGGAATATCAAACAATCTATCAGCCATCAGCTTTAGCATCCTTCATTATATCGACAAGCTCCTTAGAGCGCCTTCCTACCTGAGAGTACCATCTGGAATCAATCATCTCATCAGCGGCTTTATCGTAGTTACCTTCGTTGACAGCCGTGAGAAAGTTTTTAAACTTGCCAAGACGATTACGTCCAAGGTTAAACGCCATGTTGACGACAACACGTTGGGCATCTTTAGACTGCCCTGCAAAGTTTAAGACAAGAGCACAGGCATCCGTGTAAGCAATCTCACAGTCTTTCTTAAATACTTCTAGTATACGCTCATCAGTTACTGGAGTACCGACAGGCCATGTGTTTTCCATGTCTTCTTCGGTGACCATGTGGCCGATACCAAAAGTTGGATAATTTTCTGAACATAAATATATTTCCGTGACGTATCCTTCGTGGCGAATGAGGTCTTCTTTGACAATATCCATTAGTTCATTGTTCATTGTCTTTTAATCCCCCACACTCGTCTTCGACAAGTTCAGCATCAATAATATCTTCTTCAGTAACCTTAGCTTCCCCAATGCCACTAATGGTGATTGAGACCGCAGGACGACCACCATGTTCTTTGTCTTTTTCAAAGTAGCTAATGGGCAACATACGATCCATTAGGAGCTTCCAAGCCGCCGCTTGGTTCTTATGGTCGTCATTCAGTGCCGCATCAAGAATACTATCTAAAACCTTTTTTGACTTTGGAGAAGCCAACATACGAGCTTTATATTCATTGATGATTGTCGCGTCACCCTTTGGGCGACCAACCTTACCGGGTTTAGCCTTTAATGCGACATCTTGTTTTCTGGGACGACCAATCTTCTTACCAGACGAACTAAGTGTCTCTTTGTACTTCGACATAAGTATTTTCCTACTTGACAAGCACCTAAACGGTACTTAAGGGTACTTAAGTATCTTTAGTTAGTAATTAATGATTAATACTTAACGAACTAACTTAATATCTCTTAATATATAACTATATTATACCATAAAAATAACCAAAAGTCAAGAGATATACTTAAGATATTCTTAGGATGCCCCAAGTTTACCCTTTTGTCAACCCTTTGGAGTCACTTTTTATCATTTAATTTACTAATGGATACAAAAGTTTACATAAGTGTGACCAATGTATTACTTTTGGTCATTTTTTAGGGTTTCTTAGGGGTTTCCTGAGGGTTTCCTTAGCAAATCTGGGCAGGTACTGTAACATTTGTGCAACACATAAGCCCTCCCCCGGGGTTATCCACAGGCTACCCACAAGAAATTCACAAGTTATCCACAGGTGCACCAAAGTGGTGCATAAAGTTATCCACAGGATACCCACAGGTTATCCACAGGTTATACCCAGATCTTAGGTGCACCATAAGGGTGCATAAGGGTGCCCTAAGATGGTGCAGGGTGTTCCAAAAGGGTGCGTGTGTGTGCCAGTGTAGTACCCTTGAGCCACCCTCTAGGTACATGTGGTCTGCATAGGGCAGAGGTAGTTCTATTGAAGTAACCTATGATCTCTTATGTATTGATAGAGAAATACAATTGTACTCTGTCTGTGGTTTTGCTATTGTCCACACATCGGCGCAACGGAGCGCACAAAGGAGCACACAACATGAATACATCAGACAGCATTGTTAGAGTAGCCGTAGATTATGCCTTGGATAGTTCCGACGCTGAGGCGTGGGATCGCAAGTATTATCTCGAGGGGCTTGAGTGGGACACACACGCCCGTCTTGACTTGATCGCCCTAAAGTACGGCCTTACGGACGATCTTTGGGTTTATGAGGCACCAACTGCAGAAGGAGGAACAGTATGACTACATGGACAACTTTTGAGACTATCGACGAGACCCCACGGTTCACAGAAGTCTTCATTGATCGCCTAGGGATGCACTCATATGTGCAGGACGAGCGTACACGGTTCAAGCTTGAGCGTGGAACACAACCAAAGAAACTACGTACCGATTGGGTTGTCTGGGATTTGGAATCAGAGGACACACAGGAGGATTATCACTCTGGGACAATGCGCGACGTAATCCAATGGGTTTCAGGTCGGATACTCTACGGAGCTTGACACAATCAATGGGGCGATGTAGTGTCGCCCTTGTTCACACACAAGAGGAGTACAGAACATGATCACGTCACAGTTTGATACATGGCAAGCGCACGCCAAAACATTGTCCGTCGAATCATTGCAGTATGTTATTGCCGATTGCAAAAACGCAAGAGATGCAATGAAAGGGTGGAACCCTGAAAAGGAAAACTATTATCAAGATCAATACTTGACGTATTTAGACGAACTACGCTTAAGGAGTACAGGAAAATGATTACATTAGATATGGTGAAAGAGCTTAACGTCATGGTCGCGCACCGGATGATTGAGCCTAGCATCGCTTGGGATGCGATTGCGTACATCGCGAACGCTGATGCTGATGAGATTGACGAGTTCGAGAGCATGAACGCAACTAAGGCCGTTGACATGGTGATCGAGATTGTTAAGGGGGCGTTATGATTAAACTATCTAAAGCTTCAAAGATGCCATGCCGGTCGTGGTCTCTGGAAGCCCTTGAGACTTGTCCGGCATCAAAGAATCCAGACGGTACATTAGTTCCCGCTTGCGCGGGCTGTTATGCAACGACCGGGAACTATCGGTTCCCAAACGTGCGAGCACCACGACAACACAATAAGGACGATTGGAAGCGTCCCGAGTGGGTTTCCGAGATGGTCGCGGAGCTAGACAACGACCGCTATTTCAGATGGTTCGACAGTGGCGATATGTATGACGTTCGACTAGCGTCCAAGATACTTGAGGTAATGAGCCAGACCCCTTGGGTTCGTCATTGGTTACCGACCCGTATGTACAAGTTTGCCAAGTTTGCAGGGGTGCTTGATGCTATGGAAAAACTCCCGAATGTGGTCGTGCGTAGATCGTCGGACAGTGTTCTAGGCGAGACGATCCCGGGAGCGACTACATCGACCATCGTACCGACCAAAGAGGACGCACCGAAAGGCGCTGTAGTGTGCGAGGCGTATACGAGGGAAGGCAAGTGTGCCGATTGTCGCGCTTGTTGGTCGAAAGATACTCAAGTAGTGGCATATGTTGCTCACGGTAAAAAGATGGAACGGACATTAATTAAATTAAAGATGGTGGCATAGCATGAACTATTTGCTATATATTGACTACGAGTACTACGGCGCGTATGTTCACGAACAGGACGCGATAGATGACGGGGAACGGTTAGACCCCGAGAGTTACTGGATAGAGGAACAAAACGCCCACTGACGAGCCTAGGTTGCGCTAGGCGAAACGCAGGTATATAATCCTGCGTCTGGGTTGCTAAACAAAAGGGGACAACCAAAATGAAAATATCGATTAGAGCAGACATTGCGGATACGCAAAATATTCCATTTGACACTGAAAACGGAACCACATACCTAGACGATGAGCACGTCAGAGCTTGTGAGTTCATTGAAACTACAGACGATGGATGGGTATGGGCAAAATGTTCTGACCTAGGGATTGGCCAATTTATGTCTATTGATTTAGATTTTGAAGAGGGTTGACAACAATTTCGGGGCGGTGTAGTGTCGCCCCTCAGTTGAACACACAGGACACACTATGGAACTACTAGGCACACTGCTAGCGTGGCTCTTTAGGGTCTCTCATGACCCTAAAGACCCGTCAGAGCACGGGAACGATGAAGCGTACCCGTATAGAGACATGACGAAGGAGTCAGAAGACGATGTATAATGACGACGACTACGACCCGATGATTAAATGGGTTAT